TGTATTCAGTTGACTGGACACGATAACTATTACCACTTTGGGCAGTCAGTCCAGAGGGATATGGTCAAAGACCCGCAACTTGTTGCGACCCCTATGTATGCTGCTTTGTCCGCTGGGTGGTTCTGGAAGACCCACGGATGCAACGATCTGGCTGAAGCGCAGAACTGGGAAGGCTTAACCAGAAGAATCAATGGCGGTACATTTGGGTTGGAAGAACGGATCAAATTAACCCAACACGCACTTGCCGTTTTAGGTGGGTAATGGGACAATAAGCTATGGCTGATCAACCTACCGCACTACTCCCCATTATGTTTCGCCCTGGTGTAAACAGGGAACAAACACAATATGCCTCAGAAACGGTAGGAACTAATGCCCCCAACTTCAGCATTGTAGGCAGTTGGTATGCCTCTCAGAATGTCAGGTTCAGGCAAGGATTCCCTGAAAAGATCGGTGGATGGGTTCCTTTAGCATTAGGAACATATCAAGGTATCTGTCGTTCTCTCTTTAGTTGGTCTACTTTGGGTGGACAAAATCTCATTGGCGTAGGAACTAACCTCAAGTTCTATGTCAATCAAGGTGGGCCTTACTACGATATCACGCCCATTCGGTATACAGTTACCCTTACAAACCCTTTTGCCACAGTCAATACTTCCAAAGTTGTCACTGTAACTGCTGCTTCTAGCGGTGCAGTCCTTGGGGACTTTGTTACCTTTTCTGGCGCATCTGCGGTGGGAGGTATCACGATCAATGGTGAATACCAGATTCAATCTATTGTAGATACCAATACATTCACCATCCTTGCAGCGACCGCAGCCACCTCCACGGCAACTGGAGGCGGTACAGTTTCAGCCGCTTTCCAGATCAATGTAGGACAAGCCATTGAGGTTCCTCTTGTGGGTTGGGGAGCAGGTGCTTGGGGCTATGGCTCATGGGGAAATGGCGCTTCTTCTACCACGGCCTTGAGACTATGGAGTCAGGCTAACTTTGGGCAGGACTTGATCTTTGCCCCAAGGGGTGGATCGATCTTCTATTGGGCGGCATCTAGTACGATTTCGTCTAGAGCGGTATATGCAACTTCACTGTCGGAAGCTTCAGATGTACCGACTGTTGTTAATTTTATCTTTGTCTCCGATGCTAGTCGCTTTGTGTTTGCATTTGGTGCTAACCCACTGGGTGGATCTACACAAGATCCTATGCTGGTTCGTTGGTCTGATCAAGAATCTGTGACCATGTGGACTCCAGCGGCTACGAATCAAGCAGGAGACATTAGACTGTCCCGTGGTTCTCAGATCGTAACTTGCGTACAAAACAGGCAAGAGATTGTGGTTTGGACGGATACCTCGGTCTATTCTTTCCAATACATTGGAACTCCAGGTGTTTGGGGCTCTAATATTGTGGGAGATAACATCTCTATCATGGGGCAGAACGTAGCTGTTCTAGCCTCGGGTACTTCCTACTGGATGGGTATTGATAAGTTCTATAAGTACAACGGTACAGTGTCTACTCTGCGCTGTGACCTGCGTGAATACATTTATGGCGATATCAATACCATGCAGACTCAACAGTTCTTTGCTGGCACGGTAGAAGGATTTAATGAGGTATGGTGGTTCTATTGCTCAGCCAGTAGTACGTCTATTGATCGTTATGTAATCTATAACTACCAAGATGACATTTGGTACTACGGCAGTATGAATAGAACGGCTTGGATTGACTCCACGCTACTCACTTATCCTATTGCCGCTGTACCAAATACTACATATGGGAACACATTGGTCTATCAAGAATATGGATTGAATGATAATACGACTGGCACAGATAATCCTATTGACTCTTACATTACTTCTGCTGAGTTTGATATAGAGGATGGTGATCATTTTGGTTTTGTGAAGCGTATTCTTCCTGATGTGACTTTTAGGAAGTCAACGACTTCAAATCCTGTGGTAACAATGACGCTGATACCTATGCAGAACTCAGGCTCTGGATATAACATTCCTCAGTCTCAGGGTGGTAGCAATGTTGCTACAGTCACTCGTACTGCAACAGCACCAATAGAACAATTTACTGGACAGGTATTTATCCGTTTGCGCGGGCGTCAGATGATATTTAAGATAGAAGGCAATCAGTTAAACCTTCAGTGGCAACTCGGTACGCCTCGATTGGATATACAAAAAGACGGAATGAGAGGTAACACATGATTCCAAATATCAATGTAGCACCTAACTTGCCATTACCGCCACAAGAATACGATCAAGCTTACTTTGACATTTTAACCAAAGTATTGCGTTTGTACTTTGTCAGTAACGACAACATTAATCAGATTGGCATGAACCAAGTTTCTACCAATCAAGCTCTTATTTGGTTGGGGGTCTAATGGCTGCTTATCAGAACGTAACTCCAGTACAGTTATCACAGGCTAGTCTAACGACCAGCTATGTCACTCTTTATACCGTTCCGTCTAATCCGACTACGCCTACTCGGACGTACATGAAGCAGATTGATGTCTGCAATACGACTGGTAGTCCCATCACGTTTAACCTGCATATTGTCCCTGCCACGTTCAGCGAGACAACCAATAATGCTTTTATTTATGGTGTATCGGTAGCGGCAAATAGTATTTATTCCTATTCTGGGGTACAGGTTTTGCCGACTGCTTCTACGATTCAAGCCAAGGCTTCAGCTACAGGTTTAAACATATTCATCAGTGGTGGTGAGGCCGTATGACAACAACCGCAGTGGATTATTCCAAGATATTTCCAGGGGCAAGCCAGCAGTTTTATGATGCTTTAAACGCTATTCAATCTGGCGGGGCTAAGGTTGGCTCTGTAACTATTCCTAGTCAAGATGAGAATGGCAACGATATTTCGTTTAAGAGTACTGCGTTGGTTGATTCAAGCGGGAATCCAATCAGTTCAGCCGGGCTTAAACAAGTTGGCACTAACCAATATGTGATCAGTACCCCATCAACTGGCGGGACAATGAACATTCCGGTCAGTATTGATCCTAAAACAGGAACAATTCAACCCGTCAATAATTACCAAAGCGTATCTTATACAGGTGGATCTTCAGGTTCTGTCCTTGGCCAGATAGGCAACACCGTTAATGGTGCTTTAAACGACCCCCTTGTCAACGCAGCAATAGGTTTAGCCATGCCCGGGGCAGCACCTTTTTTGGCTGGGGCCAAAACGGTGCAGAGTGTTGCTAGTGGTAAACCCTTAAATGTGGGTACAGTTCTTAATGCTTTAACTTCAGCATCTGGATTGGGCAGTACATTGGGTTTAGATCCATCCACTATAGATGCGTTAAATACAGCCAAAACTGCTGTCAGTGGTGTAAACGCAGTACAGACCGGAAACCTGGCTGGGGCATTGACAAGTTTAAACAACTTAACAAATTTCCTCCCGGCTGGATCATCTCAGCTTGGAAATGTGGTTAGTGGGATTGCAGCCCTTAAAAAGGGTGACACAGCAGGCGCTTTAAGCGCCTTGTCTAGCCTGACATCAGATCCAAATCTACAGATAGCATCTCAGGCTGCTGGGGTTCTTAAACAATTAAGTCCAATTTTGGGTGGAGTTGCCAGTTCAAAATCTACAACTCCTTCTAGCAGTTCATCTGGGGCTTCATCTGGAGCTTCATCCAGTGCCTCCACTCCTTCCGCTGCGCCCATGACTTCAGGTATCGCCACACCGCAGACAACTCAAACAGTTGCAGGGCCAATTGTGGCCTATGACATGGAAGGTGTCTACAATCCATTCGTGACAAATGAAACTCAAACCGCTAAAATGTCAGCAAAAGGCGGGTCTATAGGCTTGCCATCTCTATTAAGGGGTAAATAATGACGACCACAGCCATATCAGATTCTTCTTCAGGTGATAATTCTCAATTAACTGACGAATACGGCAATCCAATATCTTGGAATCCTAATTTATCAACCCAAACCACTTACACTAATGGTCAAAATGCTGGAACTTCTGTAACTGATTCATCTACAGGATTATCTTCAACACCAACAGATGGCTCTGGTACTTCCTTATCTTCTGCTTTAAACGATATTTCCAAGTTTATATCCACCAATAAAGGCATTTTAGGATTGGGTGCTTTGGGTAGCTTGGCAACCAGCAATACAGGTGGCGGGGGAGCAGGTTCTTCTAGCGCTTCTATCCCAGCCTTGATTGCATCTAGGATGCAGGTTCCCGGCGCTTCTAGCGTTGTCACGCCCGGCCAGCCTAACCAACAGTATTTCACAGATACTCTTTATACCGATCCTAGCCAACAAGCCAATGCACAAGCTGCCATTGAGGCTCAGGCTCAAGCCATTGCGGCCAATAGGACTAACGCTCCTGTGCCTAATTTTGCTATGCCTTGGAATCAAGGAACATCTTCTGGCGCCCCCTACAATACTCCTTCGTATACAAACTATACAACAAGTGATATTGCCAACTTTATAGCTGGTAGTGGTTTAAACGTTAATGATCCAGCCGCAGTTGCCGCTGCAACCAAAGCTCAGAATGCTAACCCTGCTGTGGTTAATCAATACATTGCTAGCTTGAAGAACAATCCTTCTGGCGTGGCAAGTCTACCAACCAGCACAACATCACCTATTGTGCAACAGACAGCAGATGGAGGTGGTGGCATTAAAACTTTAGCGACCACACCCACTCCCACTGTAACCAAACCCACACCTACTCCAACGCCTACGCCTTCGTATACACCTTATACAGCGCAGGATATTGCTAATTACATTGCACAAAACAATATTAATATACAAGATCCAGCTCAAGTATTGAATGCTATCAAGGCTACAAATGCTGACCCAGCCGTTGTTCAAGCAGCGCTACAGAACTTGCCTGCCGCTCAACCTCAGTATCAGCCCCAAGCATCCCAATCAACTCAAGCCACAACTAATGCTACGAACTTTAATGATCTATTGAATTCACAAGCATTTACTAATCCTGCGGCTTATATGGCTTCTCAGGCAGCACCTACTCCATCTCCTGCGCCTACGCCTACTCCAACTCCTACGGCAACAACACCTCCTCCTGCCGACACTTCCACTATCACGCAGATTGTGTCTCAAGGTCAAGCAGCAGGCCAAACTCCTGCTGAGATGGCTTCTCAGCTCATTGCACAAGGTATCCCTGCGTCTGATGTTATTGCTGTGGTTGGCTCACAGAATGCTGATGTAGTGAATCAAGCTT